GCTATCCAAGAATGGATTGCTGAAGGTGGTGTAGTAATAGATAACGGAGGAAATAGTTAATGGCATCTATATTAAAAGTAGACACGATCCAGGATCAAAGCGGCAATAACATTATCAATGAAAATGCTGATACGATCACCATTGGAGCATCGGGGGATACGATTAATGTTGTAGGTACTTTGCAAAATAATGGTTCTGGTCTTATTCAAGGAATTACAGAAGCAGATCAATGGAGAATAGCATCAAATTTTAATTATAGCGGATCACAATCACTTTCATTATTAAGTTCAAATTGGGAAAGAGTTGATACTAATGGATTTGGTTTACTTGGAACAGGAATGACAGAATCTTCTGGTGTATTTACATTTCCATCTACTGGAATTTATCTTGTAACTTTTACTGCTCATGCAGAAGGTTCAAATACCAATAACAATAGATTTGTTTTGGGAGCTACTGAAATTACTACTGATGGCACTAATTTTACTCAAGCAAGTGAAGTAGCAACTAATATATTAGGTAATACAAATAATGATGACACAAGAGGAACATTTTTTTGTGTACATCAATTTGATGTAACTAATGTAGCAACACACAAAGTTAGATTTACTGTAGCATGTAATAACAATAATGTTATTTTTTTTGGATCAACAAGCGTTAGTTTAACTTGTGTTAATTTTATTAGATTAGGAGACACATAAAATGGATTGGTTACAAAGAGCATTACACAGTTTTAATTTAGATACTCCTAATTGGTATGGTTGGAGAACACATGATGACAATGGAAATAAAATTCCAAGTAATCAAAGAATGTGTTGGGAACATACTATTGTTATTAAAGAAGGTGCTATTAAACCTACTAGACAAGAATTAGAAGATAGAATTGAACAATTAAAAACTGAATATGAACAAAAGATTGCACAAAAAATTGCTAACAAACAATCAGCTATGAATAAATTATCTGCTTTAGGTTTAACTGAAGATGAGATAAAAGCTATAATAGGAATATAACATGAGCAAACTTGAAGTCGATGCAATAGAACCACAATCAGGAACCACGTTAACCCTAGGTGCGAGTGGGGATACCATTAATGTTGCAGCGGGTGCTACGAATAATTTAGGAATTACAATGGCAGACAATTGGAGATTAACTGCTGATACAAATTTAGGAACTGACGCTGTTATATCTACTAATTGGGAACAAGTTGACGAAAGTAGAAGTGCGGAAATAGGTTCGCCACTTACAGAAAGTTCTGGAGTTTTTACACTACCGCAAACAGGAGTTTATTTAATTATTTTTAATATGCAATATAATATTGCAACTGATGCTTCAGCAGAAGTTTCACTAGAGTTTACAGATAATAATTCTACTTTTGATGCTGTAGCAGAAACTAATTCAGGAAATCAAAGTGCTTCATTAATAAATAGCAATCACACAAATACTTTTATGTTTGGAATAACAGATACATCAAATCAAAAATTTAGATTTAGCACTGCTGGTTTTGCTGCAAGTACAATGGTAAGAGGAGATACTAGTGATACTGAAAGTGGTTTTAGTATTATAAGATTAGGAAATATATAAAATGAATAAAAAATATTTACAAGACGCATTACAAACTTTTAACGATACTAATGGAGTTAACTGGTATGGTTGGAAAAAAGTTGACAGCAATGGAAACAAAATTCCTAACTCTGAACGTATGCAATACCAACACATTAAGATTATCAAAGATGGTGCAACGATGCCAACTAAAGCAGAAGTAGATGCAAAGATTGCAGAACTACAACAAGCTGATGCAGATAAAGAAACTAAGAAAACATCTGGTAAACAGAAGCTAAGAGATTTAGGATTGGACGACGCAGAAATTAAAGCGTTGATAGGTATATAATACCTCCTAACACCCAAAACCCTCTAGATATTTAACTTTATCTTAGAGTCAAAACGGTTTATAAAGGCATATTATGCTACAAAAACTTAATTTCAAACCGGGTTTCAATAAACAAGCTACTGAATCAGGAGCAGAGTCTCAATGGATCGATGGTGATTTTGTTAGATTCAGATATGGTTTACCTGAGAAAATAGGTGGCTGGTCACAGTTTCCAACTGGAAGCAGTAAAACTTTACCAGGAGCAGCAAGAGCACAACATGTTTTTACTTCATTAGCAGGAGAAAAATATATAGCGATTGGAACCTCACAAGGTTTATTTTTATATTACAATAATGAATTATATGACATCACTCCATTAGATACCGCAATTACGGGAGCAACTTTTGATGCAACGACTGGTTCAGCAACCGTCACCGTCAACAAAACAGCACATGGATTAGCAGTTGGACGATATATAACTTTTTCTAGTGTTACTGTTCCAACAGGATCAGGATATGCTACATCTGATTTTGAAGACAACACATTTGAAATTAGTAATGTCAATACCAATACTTTTGATATTACCATGCCAAGTAATTCTGCATCAACAACATCAGGTACTGGTTCAGCACAAATTGATCCTTATGTCATTGTAGGTCCAACATTTCAAACCGCTAACTTTGGTTGGGGTACATCTTATTGGGGAGATTCGACTTGGGGAACAGAACGATCAACTACTAATGTAGTTTTAGAACCTGGTTTATGGTCACTAGATAACTTTGGTCAAATATTAACTGCAACTATTTTAAATGATAGAACATTCACTTGGAACGCCGGAGCATCCAATCCAAGAACCACTAGAGCAACTATAATGTCAGGTGCACCAACTAAAACAAGACTCACACAAGTATCTGATAGAGATCGACATTTGTTTCATTTTGGAACCGAAACCACAATCGGTGACACAACAACTCAAGATCCAATGTTTATTCGATTTTCAAACCAAGAAGATTTTAATACTTATCAACCAACTGCAACCAATACTGCAGGAACGTTTAGACTGGATAAAGGAAATTATATTGTTGGAGCGGTATCTGGTAAAGATTATACCTTAGTACTAACAGATACTTCAGCATACGTTATACAATATGTTGGTCCTCCTTTTACTTTTTCCGTTAGACAAGTAGGTACGAATTGTGGACTGATTGGCCAAAACGCATTAAGTTATTCCAATGGTATTGTTTTTTGGATGTCAGATGAAGGTGGATTTTTTGTGTATGATGGTACCGTTAAAATGCTACCTTGTTTGGTTGAAGATTTTGTATTTACAACAACCGGAGATAATTTAGGAATTAATTATTTTTCTGGAGATATGATATATGCAGAACATAATTCATTATATAATGAAGTAACTTGGTTTTATCCAAAATCACAATCTAATCAAATTGACCGATCGGTTACTTACAATTATGCAGAAAATTGTTGGACAACCTCTTCATTATCTAGAACGTCTTATGTTGATCAAGGGGTGTTTGATAAACCATATGCAACCGATTATGTTAGAACAGCAACACCTGTTTTTCCAACAATCCAAGGGATAACTAATAAATATGGTGCATCTATTTTATATCAACATGAAACAGGTACGGATCAAATTAATAGTTCCGGAATTACTTCTATTAATGCTTATATTCAATCAGGAGATTTTGACATTACCAATGCTGGTAATGTGGCAGATTTAAGAGGAGATGGTGAATTTATTATGTCGATGAAACGATTTGTTCCTGATTTTAAAGTATTAACAGGCAATTCAAAGGTCACCTTATTGTTAAATAATTACCCTAGTGGAACAGCGACTAGTTCTCCTTTAGGTCCATTTACAATTACATCATCTACTGATAAAGTAGATACACGAGCAAGAGGAAGATTACTTTCAATTAAAATAGAAAATGATGGCACCGGTGAAACGTGGCGTTATGGAACTTTGAGAGTAGATGCAAGACCGGATGGAAGAAGATAATGGCTAAAATAACTTCATACATACCTGAACCAAAACAAGAATATGATGTTGAAAACCAAAGACAAATATTACAGTCTATAAATACAATTAAAAATGAATTAAACTTTTCTTATCAAGATGATCTTAGAAAAGAATTAGAAAGATTTACATGGTTTAATATGAGGTTTGGTTGCTAATGTCTTGTAATAATGTCAATGTAGAACCAACTGTTATTGGTGGTGGAGATGGGTCTACTGCTTATGATGCATTTGGAAGATTAAGAGTTTCTAATCCATTAACTATTTTTGATAGCGGAAATATCATGTCAAAGAATGATCTCTTTGATGAAGCCTTAACAGCGTCAGGAACAGTTTCATATACCGCAAATAAATCTACTGTTAATCTAAATGTGACTACAGCTAGTGGTGATAAAGTGATTAGACAATCTAAAAGAGTCATGAGTTATGAACCAGGAAAATCATTACTTATATTAAATACCTTTGTAATGAATGCACAAGAATCTGGATTAGAACAACGTGTTGGAACTTTTGATGCAAACAATGGAATCTTTTTTGAAGATACAGGAACAGGTTATCAAATTGTAAGAAGAAGTTATACATCAGGTTCAAGTGTTGATGATCCAATTGCACAGTCAGCTTGGAATGGTGACAAGTTAGATGGTACAGGAGCAAGTGGATATGATTTAAATCCAACTAAAGCAACTATTTTATTTACGGATTATGAGTGGTTAGGAATGGGAAGTGTCAGAGTCGGGTTTGTGATAGATGGTAAATTTATTACAGCACATACATTTTTAAATGCAAATAATTTAGATACGGTTTACATGCAAACTGCAAACCTACCTATCAGATATGAAATAGAAACAACAGGAACCATATCAGGTGCAGCAGTTTTACAACAAGTATGTTCTTCAGCTATCATTGAAGGAGGTTATGCACCAGCGGGTATCAGACAATCCATTGGAACAGCTTCATTAAATGGAGTTAACTTAACAACTGCAGGAACTTTTTATAATCTAGCAACGATTAGAATTAAATCTGGAAGACCTTATGCGGTTATTGTTCCCATAGATATTTCAGCATCAGCTATATCTAATTCTGATTTTGAAATAAAACTAATTAAAAATGCTACACCAAGTACAGCGTTTTCATATACAAGTTATTCTGATAATGTAGAATATGATTTAACAGGAACAAAAACAATAACAGGTGGAACTGTGATTGGGCAAGCTTATTTATCTGGTAAAGGTGCAAACAATTTACAATTTGCACGAGATGGATTTAACTTTGCCTATCAATTAGGACAGACAATTGCAGGTTCTTCTGATACATTAACATTGTGTGCAAAAGGAGGCAGTAATGGTGATGATATTTGTGGCACATTAAAATGGGTTGATTTAACATAATGGCAAACTTTTATAAAAACGCATTCTATGATCCAACGGTTACGACAGCAGTAACAACATATACTTGTCCAAGTAATGCCAATGCAATTATACAAAATGTACAAGTGACTAATTCTGGTGGATCAAAAACATTTAAAGTACATATTACTGATAATTCAGCGACTACAAGTTATGTCGTAGTACATGCAAGTATTACCGGCCCAACGATTTGTAATGTTGCCAAAGGACCATTAGTATTAGAAGAAAGTGATTCGATTGCTCTTGAAACTTCTGATACATCTGGTATAAGTGCTGCACTATCAATACTAGAAATTAGCAGAGAGGATCAAAACGGATAATGACGGATTTACCAAAAATTCATTGTACCACTACAGTGATTATTAGAAATACTAAAACCAATAAAATATATAAAGATGAAGCAGAAAGAGATGCAGATATAGTGGATCCTAATACTTTAACAACGGCAGCAGATATTGCTCAAGATGTTCAAGTACAAGTTTCCCCGAAAGGTCTTAATGTTTTACAGAAAGTGATGAATCAAAAAAATGAAGAACCAAAATCCTAGAGG